CTTGGGGGGATGGCAACATTATTGGTGCAAACAATACAACAACATCTTGGATCGCCTCTACTAACAACACATTCTATATCACAGGAGTCCAACTAGAAGTCGGCGACACTGCTACTCCATTCGAGCATAGGTCATACGGAGATGAACTTTTAGCTTGCAAAAGGTACTTCCAACGAATCGCAGGGGGAGAAAGTGGTATTACTGGTTCAGCAATAATGACTGGCATAATGCACAATTCTACTTTTCTAGAAGGTATCTATAAAATGGAAGTTGAAATGAGGACTGAGCCTACCTTAGAACGTGTTGCAGGGACAGATTACTATGGTTTTAGTAGGAATGGGGCGCAAGATACGTTTAATAGTATAAGCATAGACGCTGGCATAGGTAACCCAAGGCAAGTTAATCTTTACAACGCCACTGAAGTCAGTGGTACGGCAGGGCAAGGTGGCATTATGTTTTCAAAAGTTGAGGCGGCAATAGTAAGCCTTAGTGCGGAGTTATAATCATGGAAAATAATATGACAATTACAAATGCACAATATAGTAAAAACTCTAGTGATGTAAACTGTTGTGTAAATTGCACAATAGACGGACAAGAGATGTCAGTCCCACTAGCCCCAGCCAACAGGCANTACGCAGAGATACTCAAGCAAGTCGAAGCTGGTGATCTGACAATTGCGGATGCTGAATAATAAAAACTTTAAGGTTGACAACCGTAATCAACTTGGGGTATAATGGCTACAATAGACCAAATAAGACAAGCAGCTGAGACTGACTTAGCAACATTCATTAAACTGATAGCACCTGAACAAGTACTAGGGCAATGTCACGAAGATGTTTGTGATTGGTGGACAAGACCAGATCATAAGTCACATCAGTTATTATTGTTCCCTCGTGATCACGGTAAGTCAAGACTTATAGCTTATCGAGTAGCTTGGGAATTAACAAAAGAACCAACCCTTAGAATCCTGTATATATCAGCAACAGCTAACCTAGCTGAGAAACAATTAGGATTTATCAAAGGTATCTTAACATCTGAGATATTTACAAGGTACTGGCCTAATCATGTCAATGCTGACGAAGGTAAACGTACACGGTGGACAAACTCAGAGATCATGTTAGATCACCCAGACCGTAAGAAAGAGAATGTTCGTGACCCGTCTGTGTTTACTGGTGGTCTTACTACTTCTCTTACAGGGATGCACTGCGATATTGCTGTACTCGATGACATAGTTGTATATGAGAATGCATACACAGGTGAAGGTAGAAACAAGGTTAAGAGTCAATATTCTCTTTTGTCATCCATTGAGGGTGCTGACGCAAAGGAGTGGGTCGTAGGTACTCGTTACCACCCAGCTGACTTATATAATGATCTGTTACAAATGACAGAAGACTTATATGATGATGACGGTAATAAGACAGGTGATGATAATATCTACGAGATCTTTGAGAGACCAGTTGAGGATAGTGGTGATGGTACAGGACAGATGTTATGGCCTCGTACTCAAAGGAAAGACGGTAAGTGGTTCGGGTTCGACATAAGAGTCCTAGCTAAGAAAAGAGGACAGTACCTAGACAAAGGACAGTTTAGAGCACAGTACTACAATGACCCAAGTGATCCTGACAATGTACCTGTAGGTAGGGACAAGTTCCAGTACTATGACCGTAAGCATCTAAGACAAGACAATGGGTACTGGTTCTACAGAGATAACAAACTTAACGTATATGCAGCTGTTGACTTCGCATTTAGTTTATCTAAGAAAGCTGACTACACAGCTATAGTTGTCATAGGGATAGATGCTGAGAATAGTGTGTACGTATTAGATATTGACAGGTTTAAGACTGACCGTATATCTGACTACTTCCAGCACATATTTGATTTGTCAACCAAGTGGTCATTCCGTAAGATGAGAGCTGAGACAACAGTAGCTCAGGTTGCAATCGTTAAGCAGCTAAAAGAATTAGTCAAACAACATGGTTTATCTATAAGCATAGAAGAGTACAGACCCAACAAGAACCAAGGTAATAAACAAGAACGTATAGCTTCAGCTTTAGAGCCAAGGTACGACAACCTTAGTATGTGGCACTACAGAGGTGGTAATACTCAAATACTAGAGGAAGAGTTATCTTCTCGTAACCCACCACACGATGACGTAATAGACGCATTGGCATCTGTGGTAGACATGGCTATTAAGCCCTCACGTAGTGTAAGACGTACAAAAGATAACGTAGTACAATTTAATTCAAGATTTGGTGGAGTTTCTTTCTAATGGCTGGCACAACAGTTGATATTCAAAATATTATTAATCCTCATGGTGTAGCAGTTGATATAGCTGACCGTTGGACATCGTGGAATAATTCCCGTAAACCTAAACTAGAAGAATGGAAAGAGTTACGTAACTACATCTATGCTACAGATACTCGAACCACAAGTAACTCTAAGTTACCTTGGACTAATAGTACAACAACACCTAAGCTGACACAGATAGCTGACAACTTACATGCTAACTACTTCTCAGCTTTGTTCCCACAGAAACGTTGGTTCAGATTCGAAGCTGAAGATGCTGCGTCTGATACTAAAGCTAAACGAGATGTTATCCAAGCCTATATGGAAAACAAGATTCGTCAGTCTAACTTTGAGAATACAACAAGCAAAATACTTAACGACTACATCCAGTACGGTAACTGCTTTGCTACTATTGATTTTGTCAAAGACTATACAACCTATGAGGATGGTGAAAGAGTTGTCAACTACATAGGTCCTAAGCTAGTACGTATATCACCTTTCGATATTTGTTTTAATCCACTAGCACCTGACTTCGATAACTCCCCTAAGATCATCAGATCCATTATGACAACAGGTGAGATCAAACGTAAGATTGCTTCTACAGTTGACAACAAGTACATGGAAGAGATCTTCGATAAGATGTTGGTTAACCGTTCAGCTGCAAGTGGCAACGATGTAGACGTAGCTAAATCACAGGCATTTATAGCTGATGGGTTCTCATCCCTACAGGAATACTACGAGTCTGAGTATGTGGAACTACTTACATTCTACGGTGACATATACGATCAAGACACTGACACATTCCATAAGAACCGTGTCATTACAGTTGTTGACCGTGCGTACATACTCACCAATGAACAGAACCCTAGTTGGTTAGGTAAGTCACCTGTGTTCCATGCTGGTTGGAGAGAACGCCCTGACAACCTATATGCAATGGGCCCATTAGATAACTTGGTTGGTATGCAATACCGTATTGACCACTTAGAAAACTTAAAGGCTGATGTGTTCGATCAGATCGCATACCCAATCTTAAAGATAAGGGGTGACGTTGAGGACTTCGACTTTGAACCAGCAGCTCGTATATATCTAGGTGATGAAGGTGACGTAGGTTACTTAGTGCCTGACTCAACAGCACTTAATGCTGACTTCCAGATCCAAGGCTTAGAGAACAAGATGGAGATGTTAGCTGGTGCACCTCGTGAAGCTATGGGTATCCGTAGTGCAGGTGAGAAGACAGCCTTCGAAGTACAATCCCTAATGACAGCTGCAGGTCGTATCTTCCAGCACAAGACAGCTCACTTTGAACGTGTGTTCTTAGAACCAATTATGAACACAATGCTAGAAGCTGCAAGACGTAACATGGATTATGCTGATACGATCAGAGTACTTAATGAGGACACAGGTTTATTCTTCTTTGAGCAGATCACAAAGGATGACATAGCAGCTAACGGTAAGATCATTCCTATGGGTGCTAGACACTTTGCTGAACGTGCTCAACGTGTACAGTCAATCACACAGTTGTACCAACTTAAACTACAAGACCCAACTATTGCAGCACATATGTCAGGCAAAGAGTTTGCTCGTATATTAGCTGATGAGTTAGGTGAACCAGCATTGTTCTCAGAAAACATAACTGTCATAGAACAAATGGAAACACAGAAGATTGCTACTGAAGCTCAGGTTCAATTCGAAGAGGAACAAGAGATTGCAATCGAGAAGGGCTTATAAATGAAGTCAGCTTGGTTTAACAAATGTAAAACTAAAGAAGAGAAATTGGCAGTTCGTCAGAGCATCATGTCTAACCGTGAGAGCCTAGAACGCCTACAAGAGATTCTTGAGCCTATGCGCAAGGATACCCTACCTACAGCTGACTATGACAGCCCCTCTTGGGCTTATAAGCAAGCTGACAGGATAGGATACAACCGAGCACTAACCACCGTGCTTGATCTTATAAACTTAAACAAGGAATAATATTATGGTATTTACTGAGGGAACTGAAACCACACAGACCACTCAGCCAGAGCAAACACAAGAGACACCCTCACCACAGGGATCTTTTTTGTCAAAGCTCGTAGAGGCAAAGGGAGAGAACTGGAAAGACCCTGAGGTTCTAGCTAAAGGCAAAATTGAAGCTGATGGCTACATCCAAACTCTTGAAGGTCAGTTGACACAAATGCGTGAAGACTTGAAGAAGAAAGAGTATCAGGACGAAGTTCTTGAACAACTCCAGAAAAAGGCCACTGAATCTACTGCAGTGAATAATGGAGTGCCCAACAATAACAACAGTAACGCTGACGGAGAGAACACCACTCGTAATCTCAGCGAGGAAGACCTGAAGAGCCTTGTTGAACAGACACTTAATCAACGTGAAAAGGATTCTGTCACTAAGACAAATCTTCAACGTGTTGATGAGGAACTTGACAAAAGCTTTGGCACTAATGCTGAAGAGGTTGTTAAGAAGAAAGCTGAAGAGCTAGGAATGTCAATGGATCGCTTAAGTGAAATTGCTTCTGAATCTCCTAACGCCTTCTTCACTCTGATCGGTGAACCTAAGCCAACATTTAACCCTATGGTTAATGGCTCAGTACGAACTGAGGGTGTCAACATGCAAGTCTCGACGGATAGAAATTGGCAATTTTACCAGAAGCTACGTCGAGAGAACCCTAACCAGTACTATGAACCTAAAATGCAACAACAACTCTTACAAGATAAAATGCGTTTAGGGGATAATTTCGGTAACTAAACTCTAAGAAAGGACTAGCACAATGGCTGGTATGATTTCCTCAAATGCTGATACACAGCGTTTAATCAGGGCAGAGGTATACTCCTCTGAACTAAAAGACATCCTTCGGGATGAAATGCAAGCACAACGTTATGTACGTATGCTTGATGGATTCCCAGATGGTGATTCATTTACAATCCCAACAATCGGTAAAACCGTAACTGCTAACTACACAGAAGATACGCAAGTTGCATACACACCGATGGACACAGCTGAATTTGCTTTCACTGTAGACCAATACCTACAGTCTGCGTCATACTTGACAAAGAAAGCTGCACAAGATTCATTCTATAGTGCACAATTGGAAGCTAGATTTGTTCCTGAGCAAGAACGTGCGATCATGGAACACTTCGAATCAACAACCTTCTCAGCACCTGAAGTAGGTGTGTCAGCTAACTCAGCAGAAACTCTTGATGGTGTTGCTCACCGTATCTCAGGTGGTAATGCTGGACGTTTAGAATTAGCTGACTTCGCATTTGCTCGTTATGCCTTGAAAAAGTCAAACGTTGCAGATCGTGGTATGGTTGCTATTGTTGATCCATCAGCTGAGTACATGTTAAACACATTAACTAACGTTACTAACGTTTCAAACAACCCTAAGTTTGAAGGTATCGTAAGTTCAGGTGTTGCAACAGGTATGCGTTTCGTAGCTAACGTCTACGGTTTTGATGTATACACATCTAACTACTTGAAGTCAACAGTAGCAGATGCAGCATTGGTAGAGAAAGATGGCGCAACAGCTAATGACTTCTCATCTAACAATGGTGTTGCTAACTTATTCTTCTCAGCAGATCCAACATCTAACCCATTCGTGGGTGCTTGGAGACAAATGCCAGAAGTTGACTATGAGTACAACAAAGACTTCCAACGCCATGAGTATGTTACAACAGCTCGTTACGGTGTTAAGAAGTACCGTCCAGAAGGTATCGTTACAGTAGTAACTAACCCAGCTGTATAATTAAAACATAAGGGGTGGGGCTTTATTTAGCCCTACCTCACTTTTCTATTGACAGAAGATTTAAACTACGGTATAATATATTTACCTTGGCAGGGCCAGTAGTATATACCCCACTACGGAGAGATAACAATGGCTAACGTAAACCACAGTTCACTTAATGATCCTTACATACACGAACCTAAAGGTGCATCAACGGCTGCAGCTGGTAGAGTTTATGTAGCTAATGGGTCAGGCTCAGGTACTTGGACAGCTAAAGAAACATTAGTAGGTGAGACTCTCACAGGATACATAGAAGATGTGTCATCTGTTGAAACAGTACACGTACCCATACCACATGCAGGTACGATAACTAAAGTTGTTACAGTTCTTGAAGGAGCTATAGGTTCAGCAAATCCTACAGTAACAGTTAAGAATGCAGCAGCAACATCTATGGGTACACTTACAATAGCACACACAGGATCAGCAGCTGGTGACGTTGAC